CCGCGCAAGAGTAAAAGGATTTTCAGCAGCCGCACCACCGCCAGAGTTTTCACCCGAAACACTAGAGCGATAACCACCAGCACCGCCACCACCACCAAAGTTAGCGCCACCACCGCCACCGCCGGCGATCACAACATAACGACACTCAAACGGTCCAGCGCTAAGTTTGCCGGTCATACGCGTGTATTTAGCACCCGACAGTATGCTAGAAGTTGACATAGAAGTAACAGCCATCAGTTACCCCCTTAAACCGTTACTTCAGCACCGAACGCGTTGAACGACAGCCTAGACGCCGTGCCTGCAGCGTTGACAGACAACACGTCCGTAGCCTGCATGGTGATTCCCAAGGTCAACGTGGTGGAGTCGTTAGCGGCGATTGGCACATCGTAGGCCAGATAGTGCTTGTCGCTAATCGCGTCACCCTCTGTGCGAAGCGCCAGACGGAACGTGGTAGCGGTCGCCGCACGGTTAGCAATGATGACGCTGGAGATGACGGTCTCAGTGCTTGCAGGGCATGTGTAAAGTGTGGACAGTGTCGCCGCCTGAAGGTCAACCTGCCCCAGTGTCTTGTATGAACTAGCCATGATTTCCTTATGCTCCCATTAGTAGAAAGTTTGATTCGAAACCTACAGAGGCACCGCCAGCGGCCACCCAGGCACTCCCAGTGTAATACTGGAGCGCGTCCACATCGCGAAGGAACCTGTGCTGGCCTTCCTGTGGAGAAGGGATAGCCGATCCTGCCGCGGCCTCACTAGCGAACACGGCGATGACCTGAGCCTGGAGGTACGTGTTCACTTCCTCAGCCGTTAGAACGGCCCCGGCGCTGAATGTTTTTGCGCCTGCTGGTACAGCCATGAAAACTCCTAGAACGCTAGATGTGCTTCGTCCAGTATACCGAACAGAGCATCGTCGAGGACTAGGAACGTCCAGTCGAGTGATGTCACCCCAATGGTGACCTCATGACGGTTCTGGTCGATACGGTGGTCGATTTTGATAATCTGCCCGTACTGTTCGATCGGGTCACCGATACGGTTCGGTGTGAACTTGAACAGGGTGACGTCACCCAACTCCAGGCCCAACACTGTGGCCTTGTCTGTCTCGGATAGGTTCCTCAGGTTGATCACAGCCCGTTCGATACGGTACTCAGGCAACCCATACTTCTGCACTGTGAAGTTTGCCAGGTTGCCTGCCTGCTCCACCGTCGACAACAGTGTGCTGATAGATGTGGCAGTGACACCGAACGTGGTCCTGGAGCCCTCATTCTGTGCCGTAGCGGTCCCATCGAGCGACTCCACAGTCACGGTGTTGAACAACAGTTCTGTGCCGTAGGACACGTCAACCTTTGTGTATTGGATGCCTGTGCCGTCATCAGCGAGTGTGACGATGCCGCCTGAGCGTGGTGTGGCATCCAGCCGATCGCGGAAGAACAGTTGACCGTTCTTGCCGACGAACAGTTGACCGTTCTCAGATGCCTCCACCTTCTGCAAATACTCCAGGGCGTTAGTGCCGGGGTCCCACACGTCTGCACCCAGCGTCGATGACCCTGTGTCGATGTTGCGTTTGTCTGCAGGCCACTTCACAGACTCCATGTCCAAGATTTCAGCGACACGCGCACCAGACAGTTGCGGGGTCGCCGTGCCAGCGGTCAGTGTCTGCCGTGCCAAGTTACCCATCTCGTCTGTGGCAACGAATGAGGCGCGAGATCGACCGTCAGGGTCGTATTCGAAGTCATAGTCCTGGATGACACCGATGAACTGTTGCTGACCATCCACCGTCACCCTCACAGCACGCCTGGGGATGATGTCGCCATAAAGTGGTGAGGGCGTATAGTTCGGGTCGAACCGACGATCCTCGTTGTTCAGGGTGATAGAGAAACGACCGGGGACAAAGCGGTCCAGTTCACGGTTCTTACCACGTGCAATGTTGGCGTTGATGAGCGCGTCAGAAATGTCACGGAATACCGTGCCACCCAGTTCACTCTCATCCAGCAACCCATAGACCGGGTCGTCCAGGATGAACCCCTCAGTGGCACTAATCTCGACTATCGTCGCCACGGTTACTGCCTAGCCGAGGCGAACACGGGGGCCGCGTAGCGGTCGTACTGCAAAAGGATGTTATAGATTTCGTCGCCCAACTGTGTCGGGTCAGTGCCCATGCCAGCGTTCACCGTGATGTTGTAGTTCCTCTGATCCGCTGGTGTTTGGGAGCCAAGCAACGGCAACGTACTCTGACCCATGCCAGTGTTCAAGAACGCGGCAGCCAACGCTGCAGGGTTCATCGGTACACCACCGGTGATGCCCTGGGGTCCACCGCCACCGCCTAGCATCGCGAAGCGCCTATCCTCAGAACGGGTACTGAGGAATGACCCTGGGCCACCGTCCACTCGCTTCGGTGTGAAGGTGAACGTCTCGTCACGTAGCAACCCCATCTCGCGACGCAAGTCCTCCAGCGTGGTCATCTTAGGCAGTGGGATGACCGGGGCGGCCAGGGTGATGGTTTCACGTTTGAAGGCTCGCGCCACAGTGTTGTAGGCAGCCTCTATGCCCTTGGTGGCCGCGTTCAGCAACCCGTTCATCTGACTGATAGCCGTTGTTGTTATCGTCTGGATGATATAGGCGGTCCCATAAACGAGCCCAGCGAGACCCTCCAGGAAGCCACGGAACACCGGGTTCAGTTCCTCAGTAGTCTGCCCAACATGGAACAGGTAGTAGGCCAGCCCACCTAGGGCGGCGATTGCGGATGCTATCAACCCGACCATGCTGAAAAGGACAGCCAGGAACGGTTTCTGTGCCGCGGCTGAGGCGGCACCGGCACCACCTGTGATGGCAAACCAGGCAGAGATGACCCTGAGCACCCCAACGAACAAAGCACCAGCGACGATTAGCGCCCCGAACATTTCACCGTTCTCACCTAGCGCACCAGTGAAGCCCTCCAGGATAGGGCCAATCTCTTGCATGACGCCAGACAGAATCGGCATGATAGCCTCAGCGACCGACAGTGTCAGCAAGGCCAGGTCCCCAATGATTGGAATCATAGGCAATAGTGCCTCGATGAAGCCGGGGAGTTCCTCAGCGATGCTGGTGATGACGGGGCCTAGTTCCTCAAACAGAAGGATGAGGGCGGGACCCAACTGGTCCAGGATGGGTCCAAGGTTCTCAGCGAACTCCATCAGGGTAGGCGTGAGTCCCGCACCGACCGACAACATGACATCGTCGAACCCTGACTTCATCAGCGACAGTTGCGCGTTAAACGTCTCCAACTGCTTACCGGCGACATCCTCAGTCGTACCACCAGCCTCACGAAGGCTTTCCTCATACGATCGGATGGCCTCACTGTTACCCAACAGGGCCAAAGTACCGGCCAGCGTTTCCTCAGTGAACCCCAACTGGGTTAGGGCGGCTCGTTGTTGCTCCACACTGAGGTCACCGATGGCTTCCTCCATCTGGCCGACAATGTCAGCCATGTTGTTGAAGTTGCCCTGAGCGTCATAGACCTCAATGTTCATCGCCTTGAAGCGATCACCGAACCGTAGGACACCGTTAGTAAGACCACGGATGGTCGCGTTGAACGTGGTGCCAGCCTCAGAACCCTTGATGCCCTGGGCGGCGAAAGTTGCCAGGACGGCGACACCTTCCTCCAACGGGATGTTCAGCGCCTTCATCGACGCCGCGGCCTTGTTAGTCAGCGCCTCAGAGAACTGTTGCGTTGATGCGTTAGCAAGGATGTTCGCCTTGACCAGCACATCGGAGACCCTAACCAGGTTCTCCATGTTCTCTGTAGCATCAGACGAGGTGAGGCCCATAGCGGATTGCGCGTCAGCAAGCAGGGACGTCGCCGTTGCCAGGTCGAACATACCGGCCTGAGCGAACGCGGCCACCTTCGGCATAGCGCCGATCGACTGTTCAGCACTGAGACCAGCGGATGCTAGGAAGTAGAACGCCTCAGCGGCTTCCTCAGCACTAAACGTCGTACTCTTTGCAACGTCACGGGCGGCCTGAGCCATATCGTCACGGAGCGCGTCAGACACGTTCCCCATGATTGCCAGGGACTCATTCATGGCGGCGTCGAAGTCAGCGAACGCCCTGACCGATGCGATACCGAACGCGCCTACCGCGGCCGTCACAGCGCCAAGCGCTATAGCAGAGTTTTTAGCGAACCCCGTCAGTGCAGCGGAAGCGTCCTTGACACCTCTATCATCGAACCGGCTAACGATAGGTAACCGGATTGGACCTCCAGCCATTACAGTCCCCACATTCTAGCGTCGAGTTTCTGGTTGTATTCCTGCATGAACCGGTCGATGATAGACGCGGTCACGCGGATAATCCTGGGGCGCGACTTCAGGAACTGGTCGTAGGCGAACCGACCGGCGACACCCTTGATGGGTTTAGCCCTGTTGAGGGCTTCGATGAACTCGTCGCCCTGAGTCGTGACCTTGTGACTCATGAGCGCTGATGAACCACGGCGGGTGTATGTGCGCGACTGGTTAGACCGTGCCGATCGTGGACGGATACCAGCGAGTTCCGCATAGTTGAAACCGAGACCGCGGGCACCACCAGTCACCTCAATGACAAGAAGGTTAGCCCAACCACCAGCACTACCACTAGAGAAGATAACCCTAGGCTTGTTCGCCCCACGCCAACGGGAGCGTCCACGGTGTGACATGGATGGTCGACCGTCACGGCCCTGGATAGGTGGAGTGTCAGGAATAGCGGCGTGGATTTCAGCCGTCACATTACCCAGGCCCATAGACAACTCGCGCTGGAGTTTCCTCGTCACACGGTTGTCGATCTGTTTCAGGTCACGGAGAAGCGCCTGTATCTCACGCCCGTCAACACGTGCATCGATTTTCACCCAGACTCCTAACCCCTAGTCTCCATTCTACCGGCGACGGTGTCGCTGAGACTTCTGTTGCTCCTGAGCGCGATGCACCATGTACCGTTCGATGGTCCACAACATACGTGGCTCCAACGCGAGAAGGTCCAAAGGGGAGATGCCTGTTTCGACCGATATCGTGGCGACCTTCCAATGCATGGAATCGTCACCCAGGCCAACTATTTTTTTGCGTCTCCCATGACGACGTTGTCGACGTTCTCCAACCACTTGTCGAAGTCATCCTTGGTTTCACCGGAACGCTTCTGAGCGTGGTGGGCCAGGAAGAACAGGTGAGTCATCCGGATTTCTTTCTCCAGACGAGACATCGACATGTCGAAATGTTGTTCGAACGCGACGATATCCACAGCCTTGACCGTGACTACCGTCTCATTACCATCCGCGTACTGTACGACCAGTTCAAGTTTCATGCTGGTCAGTCTAGCCTATGTTAGGCAGTTGCGCGGGTGATTCCTGCAGTTCCAGCCAATGACCAGGTGGTGCTGAACGTGGCCAAATCGCCGACGCTGCTCGCGTAGGGTTGGTAGGATTCGACAAGCCAGACACCTGCATAAGAGGGATTTGAACTGCTCACAGAACCGGAAGTCGGCTTGATGACAACGGTAGCCTGTGAACCCAGTAGCGGGAACAGGACGGAGTCGATCGCGCCGGAACCGAAATCCTGGTGCCAGTCGATGGTGAGCGATGCATCCTTCAGGCCACCAATGCGGGTCCTGTAGTCGGATGAGAAGGAAGTCGTCTCTACAGCGTCGGCAGTGATGTCGAGAGTCACCGCGGCGATGCTGGACGAATAATCCACGTTGTTTAACTTGATTTCGTAGTCAGTGGCGACGAAACGGGCCATGTTTGGTTCTCCTTAGTTGCTATACACGGTGACGATGAAGTCCGCTGAAAGCATCGCAACATCTCCACCTAATGATATCGTACCGATGTTAGTCATCGTCGAGACGCGAACGTCGAAGGCTGCCCCTCCAAGCGTCTTGTCTGACTCAATCGCACGTTTGATTCCACCGACACCAGTCGAGGCGTAGGCGTTCAGTTTGTCCTGAGCCGTGCGCTCATCAGCCCTAGCGACCATCACTGACACACGGAACTGGTAAGTGACTAGCCCGTTCTTGAAGGCGTTGTCGTAGTCGACGTTCTCCAGCATGACGATAGCCTGTGGTGGCATCGGGTTGTCGGGGATGTTCGACGCGACACGGAGCCCGCTGATCGTTGCGAGGTTCGTTGCAAGGGCAGTCCTGATGGTGCCGATGCTCACGCCATCCTCACCTTCTTGTAAGGGCCGACCAACTTCTCTACGTCGGGGTCGATACGTCCGACCCGCAATGCTCCAAGTTCGTCAAATGAGACCCCCAGTGGGGTGTCTAGGCGCTTGAACAGGCGGCTGGCAAGGATGATGGTGGCCTGCCTGATAGCGATAGGGACGGCGCTCCAACCGAACACACCTAGGACCTGCACGGTCGCCTCATGGCTGTTCACGTTCTTAGGGTCCCACAGTGGGAACAGGTATGAGCCGATGGCGCGGATACGTGTCGCCGGGTGACCGACGAGTCCACCGCTGACACCGTTCAGTGGTTCCAGTTGGTAGTCGCCCGATGCTGACCAGGTGGTGTCGAACGTGTCACCGTTAGATGACGTTTTCAGTGTGGTGATTGAGATGATGTCGTCTGTCTCGACATAGAACGTGTCGGTGGGAACGTACACACGGGTCGCTGTTCCAGCGTTGTAGAAAATGCGTTCACAGTAGCCGTCGATTTCACGGGATGCCGACTCGATCGCGATCTCCAGCATCGCGTCATCGACTGAGTCTGTGATGCGGAAAGCCGACTTAACATCGGACAGTGTGCAGTAGCCGTTAGTGATTGCCATAGGGGAAGCCTCCAGTTTCTATTCTACCCGTGGGCCGTCCCAGGCGTTGCGTCGTCGCCTATCTAGGGACCATCCACCGGCACTGAAATCGCCGCGCTCCACCTTGTCTGACAGATACCTCATGTTCTGAGGGAACGTCAGACTGTTCTTGTGGAACAGGTCAGCGTCGGAGTGAATAGTTGATGAGTTGTCGTGGCGTACAGACAGTTCCATCCTGACGATATCGACTCCGAAGTGTGCGGCCCGGTTCATCCAGTCGTTGTCCTCCCCGAAAGCCGGATATAGTGCCTCGTCCCATAAACCGACCTTCGTCAGCGCCTCGTCACCGACAGAAAACACCTGCCAGTAGGGAAACACGTCACAGATGGTCAACGCGTCTCTACGGGCCTGTGAGAGTCTCTCCAGGTCACCTGGTCCGAACCAGGCGTCATTGGACGCGAAGAACCAGTTGTTATCATGCGGGAACAGTTTTACCCCCAGGTTCCAGGACGCTGCCACACCCAGATTCGACGGCATAGACAACACGTGACTGTTCAACACAGACTTGGGGAACTGCACCTGATCCAACGCGCCACCGTTGTCGATGATGAGCAGGTCACGGATGGGGAAGTCGATAGAGTCCAGCAAGCGCTGGAGTAGGTCGTAACGGTTCAGCACTGGCACAATGAGGTTCGGAATCACAGTTGCTCGTCCTTCCATGTCCCCTTGTATTTGACAATGACATCATTCTCTAGGACTAGGTTCTGGCGGCCGTGACGCTCCACAACACCAGATGCTTTGTCATCCCTCACATCAGGGAACAGCACGGGCACGTGACCGGCCTGAGCACAGTAGGCCCTAGTCCACTGACGCTCACCCCTCACAGCCTCACGTTTAGACTCAACCACCGGCACGCCCACACGCTCCAGCACGTGACGCTCATAGACGCCCGCGTAGCAACCGAACACGTCGGGGTCAGACAGTAACGAAACCGACCCAGCATGCTCATCCAGCATTGACCAAAACCGTTGAGACTTCACCATGAACGAGTCCTGCAGAAACAGAAACCGGTCAGCCGTAGTGTGCCTGAGAACCCAACCTATCTTTCCCAACTCATAGTCCCCGTAGGTGACGATGATGGCGTCGCGTCCCAAAGACTGCAAACAGTCAGACGCCCACATCATCCGGTCAGGGCTTGACGCTATGACGGTCAGCACTTCGCGCCTTCAGGTTCGTCGTAGATATCCCCACGGTGTAGGGGATGTAGATGAGGGAAATGTCGCGAGCATCCAACCAGTCCTGATCGAAACCCATCTGAGCGTGGTAGTCGCGGCGTGCCCAGTCAGTTCCGATAGCAATGATGTTAGGGCTCACCGACTCAATCGCTGGTCGGGAGTCAGCGCCCGCATAGTTAGGGATAACCTCGTCCACCCAGATGCACGCCTGTAATACATCTAGGCGTTCCTGAAACGTACATACGGGCGGTTTCCCCTTGTACGACTGAATGAACTCGTCGGTATTTAGGGCGACGACGACACGTCCCAGGTTGGAGCACTTCGCGAGGAAGTTAACGTGCCCCGCATGGAACAGGTCAAAAGTTCCACCGGTGTAGATTGTTAGTTCTCTAGTGAGTCTGGTATCCAAAAGTTCCCCCAAAATGACTTGCCGTCGCGCATGTTCTTAACGGTAGGTTTCCCCAACCCTATCCAGCCTTCAGCCTGGTAACGGTTCTCCACGCCTACCGGGTCAAGTGTTCGCACATAGTCTGACCGTGCCCACCAGAAGTTACCGGCGAAAAAGAAGTCATGATCCACATGCTCCGGCTCCCAAGACTTCAGCCAATAAGGTCCAGCGGCCTCCACATCAAGCAAAGCCGTCACACATTCCCGCCATCGTGTCACAGTGTCATGAGTCATCGAAACCCTCCACTGTTTCGCTAAGTCGCCCTGGGACCAGGCACCTTTAGTGTGAGCGTAGAAAATAGCGCCATCATCAGTCTGTGCAAACTCGTGGACATTTTGCAATGTGACTTGCTCCCACCCGTTATCCGCCTCAGCGACTACAACACCCGGCAAATAATGTTTCACCTTGTCACGGTTCTGTCGTGAGCCCACAACCCCTAGAAACACGTCGTCGAGGTTATCGAGCAAACCTGATGTGACCAGTTCATCAAAGTGTTCCGTGGCGGGCATCTGCCAATCGCCATCCGCGAACACGTGGTAGAAGTGTGTCAGTTTCACTCAAAATAACCCTTGAAGAACGGCATCCAGTGTGTGTCCCAGACATGCTCCACCTCAAACTGTTGAACGAAGTCGATGTTTGCCTGACTGAGTCCACGCGGTTTCTTATATGCCAACTCCAGGGCCTGCACCATGGACGACAGTGTCGGGCGCATATAGAAAGAAGCCTGAGGCTCATCCCATAGCGGCTCCCCATCACAGAGAAAGGAATCAGGGCCAGCGAGGTCCAGGGATGCCGTCCACGCTGATGTCAACAGTTTCGCCCCACACGCTTGTGACTCCACACTAACAACGCCAAAACCTTCGCCATAGGTGACGTTCATCACCACGTCTGAGGCGGTATAGAACGCCGCCAAATGTTCGGGCGGGTAGCCAACACGTAGCAGGGTGGAGTCGGGGAAGATGACCTCGTCACGGTTCAGCCCGATCGCGTCCAGTAGGCGTGGGATGTTGAAGCCACCGAACACGGCTGACGGTTCCATGTGCAGGTACAGTCGCGCCTCAGGGTGTTCCTTTTTGAACTGTGAGTAGGCGAACAGTTGTTCGGATAGGGCCTTGCGGTGCAATATCCCATTTGATTTGTTCGCTGCCACGATCGTGACCAGGAAGTGCTCGTCGGTGAGTCCCATGAACTCGCGGGTCGGCACACCATCGACCTTGTAGGTCGGCTTGAACACTGACGCGTCGAATGAGTGCGGCGCATAGTGAGAGTCGATGCCGCGGTCGGTGAGGATACGGTGACCGTGAGGGCTCATCGCAACAGGGGTCACGTTGTCACGTTGCAGGAACTCTTTCACCAAAGGTGGGATGGTGATGTGGTCCAGGGGCACGTAGGCGATGATGGGACCGTCATAAACCAGTTTGCTATACACCCAAACGTCATACAGTGTCATCACGGCGTGCTTACGATCAGGGTGACGAGACTCCCAGTCCTTAGCCCAGATGGGGATGACGTCCTGAGAGTAAGGGGCAAACCCTTTAGGGTAATGCATCACGTCACCGTGCTTGGTTCTGATGGTGTCGAACAGCCCCTCCAGTCCATAGTTGGATTGGACGGCCACCTTCACACCGTGTCGCATCAGGCGGTCCATCAGGTATTGCGCCTGAACCCCATAACCGGTGCTGGTTCCTGGTGTGTTGCTCACAAGACTGAGTGAGGCGTTAGGAATACGCTCATATTTAGGCATGGCCCCTAGCATACAGAAAACCCCTGCCAGCCACTAGGACCGACAGGGGTTTCCGTGTCAAATGGACTAGGCCATCTGGATGGTCTTGACGTGTTCTGCACCGTTCGCAACGGCAGCGCCGAGACGGTAGGTGAAGCGATACGTCGTGACGTCCTGGTTGAACGCGTAGTCGACCGAAGTCGCAACGTCCAAACCGGTGGTCGCAACCTTGACCTGGTCCCATGCGCCGAAGAAAACGGGCTTGGTTCCAGTCGCGATGTTGGCGACGGCTGGGTTCTCATACACGGGGAACCCGAGGATGCTACCAGTTGCGTTGCCTGCACCGTTCACACCCATCGCGCCGACAATCGGCTCAAAGATGTATGAACCGTTTGTGTCCTTCAGGCGACGGATTGCACCAGCGGTCGAGGTACTGACCATGTAGGCAGCGGAACCGAGGCGACGAACTGCCCCATCGACACTAAATGCAAGCGAGATCAACTCGTCTGCCGTAATAGCGTTCGTGGTTCCTGCAGTGATTCCCGAACCGGCAACTGCAGTCACAGCGGCGTGGATGACGGCGTTCGCCCGCGTACCAATGGCATTGCCCGCTTGCTCCGCAATGGTCGACTCCACATCGAAGCCCTGGTCGGCGAGCAACTCGTTCGCAACGGAACTGAGGAAAGCCTGCTTTGTGGGCTGGATGAGAAGGCTGGAGAAGGTGGGCTCGGAATCTGCAATAGCAGAACCGGCGGCAACTTCAGCGGCCGTGGAGTAGGCGGTCATGACCGGGATGCGAAGGTCCGAACCAGAGGAGCGCTGAATCAAATCAGACACTTCGAGGTAAGGGCCGACCAAACGGGCACGGAGGAACACGCGATCGAGAAACTCAACCGGAACGGTGTTGACCGATGGGACGAGAGTTGCGCGAGACTCAAAACCGAAGTTGTGAGCGCGAACCTCACCGCGACCCATTGCACGGAAAACATCACCGGCAGAACGTGACTCTTCAGCGGGGACGAACAGGCCAGCGGCGGCAGATGCCTCCAGGGCGCGTTCTTCGTTGCGACGGGCAACCTCAATGGCCTCAGCGTGACGCTGGTAGTCGGCCTCCAGGTTGTCCAGTTTCTTCATTTCTTCGGCGTCGAGGTTGCGCTTCTGTGCCTCTGCAGAGTCGATGACATCTCTCATCTGCATGACCAGGTTGGCGCGAGTTTCCTCTGAGCGCTTGATGAACTCAGACATAGTTGTCTCCAATGGTTTGTTGTGAATATGGATGTGGTGGCGATGACGCTCAACCGGTCGGCATCGCTAACGAATAGCCGATGTTTCTATTGTAGAAGGTTAGGTGTTGTGGCCGACGGGAAACAGCCGCTGATGATGTTGACACTGAGTGTCTACGGCCATACACTGTGAGTGTCAGAACCACCGAGAGAAGGAACAGATCATGAGCGCACTGAACGATTTGACCGAACTAACCGCCCGTCAGGGTGCACTGCTCACCATCACGTATGACGCCTGTGCAGACTGTGACACGCTTCACAGCCGCGTAGAAATCCAACTGCCAGACGGATACTCATGGGACTCACCGCTATCAGGGCCGTTCTCTGGTATCGGTGTCAACTCAGAGTGTGGGCAGAACTGGTCCGACCTCTACGCTGAGATGTACCAGGTCATCGACCACGCGGTCATCCGTGACTAGAGATGAAAGAACCCCGCCACTGAGTAGACCAGCGACGGGGCGACTCGTCTAGCGCTTCTCAGAAGGCCCTAATACGCGAGTCTCTTTCACTGGGTCAAATGATTTGACCTCAGGACCGTCCAGCGCGACGATAGCCTCAGCCATCTCTTGCGCTAGTTCCTTGATGACACCGTTCTCAGGGTTGCCTGCAACCTTCATGATGGCGGCGCGAACCTGGTTTACATCAGCCATTGAGCATCTCCAAAAGTTGCAGTTTCTTCTTTTTCAGTGCAAGGCCGTCGAACTCGTCAGCCTGTGATGCCTCAGCATCCACTGAGTCGTCCTGTGGCTTCAGTTTGTCGATGACCTGTGAAAGCAGGTTGACCTCATCTGCAGACATGTCAGCGCCTTCCTCTAGTTTCATGAGCGCGTCAGCCAACTGATCGGCGTCGACGTCTGCACGCTTGGCGATACGGTCGGAGCCTCGGACTGATACGGTGCCAGCGGTCCCCTTGTAGGCGGGCCATGAGACGATGCTTGCTTCCATGATCCTGACACTGTTGAGTGTGCGCTCGGTTCCGTTGTCGTTCCATGAGTCACGGATGACACTGAAACCGAACGACATTGAGTCGATGTCGCCGCGCTTGATGAGGACGCTGATGTCGCGGCCTAGGGTCGTCGGGGCCAGCGATGCCACAACCTTCAGGCCACGGGCATCCTCAGTCAGAGTCATCGTCCCTGCACGGGTCGACGCCAACACGTTCGCTGGGTTGTGATCGAACAGAAGTTTGACGTCGTTGCGAGACTGCAGTGAACGCTTGAACGCTCCAGGTGCTACGACCTCAGTGAAACCACCAAGGTCCTCGGAGCGACTGTTGAACACGGCCGCGTAGCCCTCAAAGTGCAGGCCACCGTCCTCCAGTTCGCGAATCTCAAAGTCAACTGGTCGAATCCTAGTTTCTAACTTCTTAACAGCCAATCCCTTTGCCCGCCCTTCGTTCTCTGCTTCTAGTCTAGCAACCACGCCCTCAGCATATTCCATGGCCCTACGCGCTGACCGTTTTGACGGGCCGGAACCCCACAGAAGGTGTGCAACCACACCGGGTGTCGGATACTGGTCACTCTGAGGGTTAGCGCCTGGAGCATCCAGGTCCACCAGGTGACGTGCAATCCACGCGGCGGTCCTAACCCACTTGTCGGGTGTCAGCGAGTCGCCACGGGCCATCTGACGCGCCTCAGTGACGGTTCTGTCGACTAGACCATCCCCGGCCAATCCTTCGTCGTAGTATCGGAGTCCCTGACGTGCCGCGGCCCTCATGTACGACGGCGCGACCAGGTTCACCTGACGTTCCTCATCATCAGGTTCCCAAGCGTTGCAGTAGAAACCACCATCGACGAACTCGTCCCAACGCTGACACCAGGCCTGGGTGCCATCCTCACTGACCCGTGCCTCGTCGTAGAACATGCAGTTACCACAAGCGCGGCCCTCAGGCACATCCTCAGACAGTGCAGGCCGATAGTTGTCAGGCAGGTCCCGATCCTCAGGTGGTGCCGGTAGCGGGTCAATCTTCCTCAGCGTGGAGAACCTATGACCAACGAGGGTGTCTGTGGCGTTCCATCCACCCTCCACGGGCCGGTAGATGCGGATGAGCGCTGCAGGGTCATCCTCTGTGCCGTTGATAGTGAAGTCACTATCTGGGACGTTGATGGAACCGTCACGCTCGATGCTTTCGATGCGGCCACGCGCACGGCCGCCGGATGAACCCCAGGACACATAGTCGCCGACATCCAGCGCGTCAGGTTCAGCCCGCTTATAGTTCAGTTTAGTTTTCTTGCGCTCACCCTCATAGGTGGAGTCCTCAGCCTGTGCGATTGCTAGGGCCTGGTCGATAGCGCCCTGCTTAGTGGTGTGGCATCCCATGACTTCGCCGTCGTCTTTCACGGTAGCCCAACCGGCACACCCCTCGGCTGAGTCGCTGATGTAATACGGGGCCATCAGTCAACTTTCCTAATGTCTGTCACACCAATCTGTAGGCCGTTAGGGTCGGAGACGGCGAACAGTCTGTCACCAGGCTGGAGAGTCAGGTAGATAGTCTGGGCAGGGTCAATGTGCATCGAGTTAGTGGTACTCACGGCAGTGGACCCGCCGATGTAGATGTATTGGTTAGACGACTTAGTGTGATTGTGGAGGATAACGTCGTGAGGCATGTTGTCGTGGCCGACAATCTCAGTCGGTGTCACGTTCGACAGTGTCACAAGGCTAGAAACGATTGCCATATCTACTCCACCTTGTCCTCATACGGGGCAGACGTGTCGGTCGGGTTGACCTGTGCAACACCCTGCAACTGAACCGACGGCAGGCCAGTGTGACCGATAGGTGGCAAACCGATAGCCTGCAAAGCCTCAGCGGGTGTGAACCCAGAGTAGACGAGCGCCTGCACCATCTTGACACGCTCCATCTGAGCCTTCACGTTCGAGTCGTCGATGTTCACGTTCGCCAACGGCACGCGAGGGTTCCGTGCACCATCAGAGTCAATCGGTGCCATGTCCTCCAGGTTGCGAACATCGTTGATCGACATAGCGCCCATCTGTATCATCCGCGAGTAAGCGTTAGTCCTAGCGTCAACATCACCGCGTAGCAAACCCTCTAGGTTGAAACGGAGGAAAGCCTCGGAGCCTCCACGGTAGCGGGCCATGAGCACAGACATCGCCGATTCCACCTTCGTTGCCAAAGGCCTCAGGTTCGTCGTTACCCAGTTGCGGTTGTTTTCTTCCACTGACGCGAAAGTGTTCGTACCGGGGAGACCCATGAGGTGGGGGGGTATGTTAAAAGCGCGGGCCACATCCTCCACAGCCATACGACGTGCTTCGATAACCTGAGACTGTTCGGCGTCGACCTGAGTCGGCTTGAACTGTGCACCACCGGTGAGCACGCCAGTCCTGTGTGCCTTCTTCCAGGAACTGTGTGACTGGTCGAATCCGCGCTGCAAGTCGCTGGCCTGGGCCTCCGTGAGCGCACCTGGGTATTCGATTACACCGTTCATGGTGGTTCCGCTACCGAAGAACGTCTGAGCCCAACGCTCCAAAGCGAGTGATAGCCCGAACGACTCTTTCAGTGCTGACACGCGAGAGATGCCTCTGACCGAACCAGGCTTGACCATGTCGGGGATATAGATGATCTCGTCGGAAGTCAGTGGCTTCGATTCACCATCGACTGTGAACTGTAGGAACCCTAGGCCGTTGCGCTTGACCTCTACCGTATTGGGGTTTAGCACAACCAGGTTCACAACCTCATTGCGGGTGTTGGCGTAGACACGGATGAACGCGGAACCCTCCAAAAGCATCGAAGTGAACACGGCAGAATAGAACGCTTCGCGGGGCATCGCCACATCGGGCTTGTTCACCCATTCAGGCTTGGGACGGAACGGGCGGCGTGTGCCATCGTCACGGATGAACACGTCCAGTGGGAGAGTGCTCAGGGTCGTGCTGATGAGGTTCACGGCACTGAACACAGCGTTGACCGTGTAGATCGAGTCGCTGTTGATGTTCGTGCCACTGTATGTGCCGAACGCGATGTCGTCACCAGAGGCGAAGATCGACTGGTAGGAAATGCCGCGCTGTTCGAAAAGTCTGTTGAAAATCATTTATCGTCCCAAGGCGAAGCCGATGACAGTCAGGAACACACCGCCCACAATGAGTCCGACTGGAACTGAAACAAGTAGGGCACCGACGGTTATGGCGACGACACCAGCAATCTGCAATGTAAGTGACATGTCCATAGCCTATCCAAAAAACTGAGGCACTACCTGTTCCATTCTAGCGACCGTGGCGCGGTCCACGGCTATGATGCAGGCCACGGCACTGTCTATCTTTCTGGGTGAGTTCCGTGACTCTTTCACAATCCGGGGACCTAGTTGGTCCTGCTTCACCACAGCGTTAGCCAGATGACGTCCCAGTGTCGGATTACCGTCCTGGATTATCTGCTTATCCATGACCATGTCGTAGAACTTCGCACACGCCGTCACCATGCGTCGGGGCGATGTCGAGGGGTATTCGACTATGGGCAGCCCAAGGTCGGCCAGAACCTGCATCGACCTCTGCCAACGGAACGGGTCACACGCGATCTCCACAACTTTCGGATGGTCCTGACAGAACTGGATTATGGTCTGCTCCACCTCAGCGATATCGACCCGCCAATCTTCCTCATCCTCGTCTAGGTTCTTCTCCCACACCTTGACCAGTTGCACCCTGACCGGTTCGTCATCCTTCTGCACGGTCGCGGCCACTAGGGCGGTGCAGTCGCCACTGAATGACCCGTCGAAGCCTAGGATGATTTCCTCATCTGGGCTGATGGTCACTTCACCCTCTAGTTGCTCCCATGCTCCAGTGGGCAACCAGGACAGTGCTGACGAGACGAAACAGTTCATTCGCTTTGTACGGAACTCGGCTTCTGGTGTACGTTTCACGGCGGCCTCAAAGTCGGATGGGTCGTTCAGGTCGCCGAACCCTGGGTTTGCGAGCCTCCACGTTTCCGGGTCAGTGTGTGGCCCATCGTTCTCCCACCATGCCAGGAAGAAGTTCGGGTCGTCGATTTCACCCGCTGACACCTTCTTGCCATAGTTGTAAAGGTCGAAAGCGATAGAGTCGCGCCCAGTCGAGTCTGACTTCACCCCGGCCGTGGTGATTGACACCATGTGTGCGCGGGAACCGCGGGCCGCCATACTGAGGGACATCACGTCGAACATTTTGCGGTTAGGTTGGGCGTGGAGTTCGTCCACCCAAATGCTGGAACTGTTGAGCCCTTCGGCAGCGCCAGCCTCAGCGGAAAGCACCCGATACACGGAGCCCTTCAGTGGGACCTCTATCGCGTCACGGTAGAGTTTGGTCAAATCTCTGAGTTCCTCATGCGTCTCAATGATGCGTTTTGCCTCACCGAAAACGATGCGAGCCTGATCGCGTGTGGCCGCCACGCTATACGTCTCTCCACCAGTGGCACCAAATATGGTGTCGAAAACGGCCAGGTGTGACGCCAAAGCCGATTTCCCGTTCTTGCGGGGAAGGCCCACAAGTGCGTTCTTTGCAATGAATCCGCCGTCCTCATCCTGTGCATACAACTGACGGATGAGCGCCTTCTGCCAGTCGCGCAACACCAGTTTGGACCCGGCGCGGCCAGAGACACTATCTTTCGTGATGACACCGAAGGCGTCGATGAAGTCAATCGCTAGTTCAGCCTTCTTGAAGGTCGCGCCATCGCTGACCGGCGTCCACCAGCGAGGGGGCCAACTCTCAACGCTTTGCATACCACTCATCTATCACTCGCTTCGTCAGCACGTGCTGGCCCTTGGGCCGTTCAGCCAACCTGGTCAAACACACGTCACGGCCAGGGTCCACCACAGTCATGTGTGCGTTCACAGAACGGTAAATCCGTGACCACTCAGGTGACGGGTCGGTGTGCACTATCCACACGTTCCGTCTAGACACTGGTCCAACCTGCAGCGCTTCCTTCACAGCCGATCGACGTGCGGCCCTTGCTATACGCCTGACTTCCTGAGAGTAGTCATGTGTCTCTATGTCGTCCACAACCAGGGATGAGGCTATGAGGTCCATGTCTATAACTATGTCACCGGGTAGGCAGTTGTCTGTGACGAAAGTAGACTTCCCGGCACATGGTGGCCCACTGATGACGCGAATCATGAGTCAGAACGCGCTAGGAGTTCCTCCAACTTCGAGCGCCCCTTCACCTCTGCCACGCCTAGGCGACCGCGATCGGTAGGTGTGAAACCGAGCAACGAAAGGTTCGAGACGATTTGTCGGTCCAGTTCTCTGAGCCCGCGACGCATGCGAGGGTCGTCAGTTTTCATCACCTGGACCCTCAGGTTCCAACGCTCATCGACCATCTCACACGTCATCAGCAACAGTTCCATGTCAGTGTTCGGACTGATCCATGAGGCACCGATGGCCCACACGCGGTCCCACATTCCCTGACCGTAGGTGAGCAACGGGCGTGCCGGTTCTGGTATTTCCTGGATGGCCGGAAGTATCTGGACGTCATAGTGGTTAGGCAGTGGGCGCTTGCCAGGGTTGCCTAGCATCCGTTTCTGCTCCACCGGCTTAGGCGGTCTACCCTGTGGCATCAGTACCGCCTTGGAGCCCTGAGGTCGGAGTCGCACCGCCTTCTTCTGACCGGTAGTCAGACACATCACTAACAATGCTTCCAGGGCGTTGTCCACGATACATGGTTGCACCCGCTTTGGCAATCTCCGAGAACGGCATGATCGGAACAGTCAGCCGTTCCCTAGCGGCCGGGTTAAGGAAGTAGATGTATTTCAGTTGATATCCACCCAGACACTCAGCGCCGACACGCTTCAGGAACGACGTGGACGTCTCTGAGCCCGTCTTGTTATAGCGTGCCTTGATGTTGTTCTCACCCTTCGAGCCTGAACCGAAACCAGGTTCGAGGACTATCTTGCAGATGACGTTTCCGTCAGGCATCCTCCACATCGACTTGTTAGGTGTGATTTTCAGCAAGTCAAAACCGCTGGCCCGGTAGATGGTGCCGTCACCACACTGAGTGCCGTCGGCATATGACAGAACCCACTCAATGTGTGGTGCCTTCTTCCTGAGCATCCTCATCGCCACACCGATAGCACGCGACTCACTGTTCTTCGGCAGCACGTCAGAGAACGCCATCCGGTGCAGTTCGATGAAGCCGTTCCAGGACGTGTCTCGGACCAGGCCCACACTCTTAGCCTTGTCGATAGATGGTCCCAGTTGCATGACACCTTCCAGCCGGTCGTTGTAGAACACACCCAGGTGCACTTGTGATCGCGGGTCGACCTTTCCAGAGTAGTGATGGCGTCGGACGAAGTCGACGGCAGCGCTTCGCGGGATACCTCGGACCTCTATATCTCTCGCGCTCATCCGGGCCACTCCGACACCACAAGAAACAGCGCGTTGCCGTTGGTGTTCTGGTTTTCTTCATCATCAGGTAGCCGGTCAGAGTGCTTCGCCTGAGCAAGCACCTGCTTCACAATCTCAGCCTGCTCCAGACTCAGAGTGAAGGTCATCTGTGTCGCGTCCTTGCGAGGCGTATCCTCTAGCAGTGAGAAGGGGTCGTCGACCTCATCAGGCCGAACGTCGAGTATCTGATACTCACCGAACCCCAGCGACTTCACATCCCAGTCAGCCAACGACAGTTCAGTCAGTTGCTCAGACAACTCCACGTGATTCCAGTCAGCAAGTTCAGCGGTCCTGTTGTCGGCAAGCGCAAACGCCTTCACCTGATCCTCTGACCAGTCGGCGGGAACCCTGACGGCACTGACCGTGTCCCAGCCAAGAAGCGTGGCGGCCTGCACCGTTCCATTACCAGCGACGATGACGTTCTCATGGGTGATGACCACAGGTTTGCGCTGACCGAACTGAGAGAGTGAGCCCTGGATGGCCTGCAGGTTGTGGTCATCGTGGATGCGAGCGTTCGTCGGGTCAAACGTGAGGTCGGCGATTTTCAGAGTCTCAATCTTCATCGTCCTAGCCTAACCCAAAAAACACTTCTTTTCGCGACACTAGACGTGTGGCTGGGGCTGACGGGATGGTGCCTCAGGGCTATTAGAGATTTACCCCACCCCTATAAATGACCCGGTAGTGGGGGTAGGGCGGTAGTGGTGGTGTGTTTGCTAAGTCTTTTGATTGAGTGGTGTGTTGCCGCGCTTGCGGTTACATGAACGGTGCGCTTTCGCTAATGACGAGTAGTGTCCGAGTTCAGGATTTATGTGATCGGCTTCCCATGGGTCCCCCCCCCTATCCCCTTCACCGCATAGGTGGCATACCCCGGGGGATGCTTTGACTATTTTTGCTTTCTGTTTGTAGTTTCCACCGTAAAGGAACTGTTTCTTTAGGGCACGCTTTGGTGACTTAGATGGTTGTGTTTTGCGTTTGTGTTCGTCACAGTAGGACTGTTTGCTCAGGGTGCCACACGTCAGGCAGGGCCGCTGGAACCCGTAGGTAGACATTTTAGATTTTAGTCAGTAGTTGTTGTGGGACCGCCCGCAATAGTTTCGATTCGTCCCAGTCGACGGGCTCACCTAGGTTCCAGGCATCTACCGCCTTGATGTACCCGATGACCTCCACATGGTTCTCTGGGTCGGTGTGGGCGTAGGCCATGAAGATGACACGGTCGAGGGCGACGTAGTCCTCTTTCACCAGTAGCGGGTTGTGTAGTGACCTGACACGTTTCACCTCAATGTTCTGTCCGACATCGGGCTCATGCTTGTGCAGGTGGTGTTGTTCGGCTGGCCACCATGAGGCGTGCCAGAACCTGTTTGTCGCCTTCGCTACCGCTAGTTCGCATCGTGTCGAGGCGTACATGGCGACACTGTTGTCCTCCATGCGTTCACTGTTCCGTGCATACGCTGGAGCGTCACCCCGTCCCAGGTTCATCTCGTTGCGTTTGTCAGCGACTAGGCGACAGATGACCAGGTCAGAGTCGTTCAGGTCAATCCGTGCCATCAGCCTGGGTGAACAGTGGCGCTGCAGTCTCACGGAACCACTCTTGCTTGGCGCGGATGGTGTCGCGATCGTTAGCGTCCTGCAGTTGCTGACGGTACTGCTCGGCCAGCGTCAGGACTTGTTCAGGGTTGCTCATCAGTTTCCTCCAGTGTCTCTATGTAATCGGTGATGTAGTTGGCTCCAAGATACTTGCGGATGATGTGTTCGGCCTGGAGGCACGTGTCCAGAAAGTTATCTAAAGCGATAACGTCGGTGTCGGTCACGTCACGGTTTCTCTCCACAGCATCCATGATGAGTTCGTTCGCGAAGAACATCAGGGCGTTGTGCTCGCCGACCTCCATCAGTTTTGCGAGGCGGGCGTACACCTCCAGGTGTATCTGGTCCCCGATGTTCCACTCGTCAGGCATGTGGTCGCCTGCTATCACAGTCATAGTTTGTGCACCGTCCCTGTGTAGTCAACCCCCTGTTCGAGGATGAGTGTTGCGAGCCCTGGGACTGCTTCCTCACCGGCCATCAGTCTGAACCAGTTGGAGCCGTTGTCCATCGTCGGTGCCATGACCAGGAACCTGGACGTGCCACGTGGTGTGCAACCAAGTTCCGTTATACGTAAATGGTGGAAATGGCCGTGAACAAGAACATTGGCGTCAGCGACTGGTTGGTTACCAAACGCTTGGCCGCGCCACCAGGACGCCATCATGTCTGGGCGTCGAGCCTGGTGCCCGTGAGCGATGCCTAGGATGTGAAACCCGTCACCGAACACGTCGACCGCGAGCGACTCGTCATGTGTCTGTGGCTCCAGGAACTTCCACCCGTGTCCTGCTTCCTGTGACAGTCGGGCGATCTGGCGGCCGATGAACACTCCCCAGTCGTCTGTGGGCGTGCCGACGGCTTTGCCGTTCAGTCTGAACTGACAGTGGTTGGAGCCGACCGATGCATAGGTGATGTCTGTCACGTGTTGCGCTACACGCTTCAGTGTCTGATAGGCCAGGGTTGTCGCCAGGTCCACCTGAGCCATGATGCTGAGGTCATTCGAGTAGGACTGTTGTGGGCCGTTGGCGTTGTAGAAGTTTTCTACGGTGTCGCCTAGGTCAGCGAAGATGACTTTCTCTGGTTTCTCGCGTTGTATCTGGTCGATGAGTCTGGCCTGCATCAGATCGACACGTTCAAGTAGTGTGCTGGTGTCGCCTCGGAAGTCGACCTTACCGACCTGCAGGTCCGACCATAGGATGACTAGCGCCCTAGGGTTAGGTTTGCCTAACTTCGCTGGCTTCAGGTTCTTCTGAGCCTCAGCGATCAGTAGTGGCAGGTCGATGTCTGTGGCTTTCTTGCGGAACGTGAACCTGTATGACGTCAGCCATACCAGGTCCCCATCCTTCTGCTGCTGCCAACGTGACGTCCTGACGGGTGGGATGACCTCAATACCGTCAGGGTCGAGTCCAGCGTCTCTGAGGAACTCGTCGAAGTTCTCAGGCTCAGACGTGTAGCCGGGTGTTGTAGCGACACCTTCGTTTCCGTCGAACTCCACGCCGGGACGGTAACCCTTAGGTGCCTGCACCTTCTCGGCAGGTCTCAGGTTTTCAAGCATTGATCAGCCCGCATGAGCACTGAGCATGTCGGTGCTTCCTAATCGAGCCGGGTGAGACGGGTAGGCCACGCTTCCCTAGTTCCTCGGATAGCACGTGGTCTTTCCACGCCTCTGTGTTAGTCAGTGCACCGATGAGGATGTTGCGGTCGGTGGTTTCTAAGCCCTGGAGGATTGCTCGGACCTTACATGGTAGGACACGCGCTGGTGGCGTTAGATTCTCCAACATGGGGAGTCTCCCTTCTCTCATCCCACAGCATAACGGAAACCTTAGACGTTTAGGTCAAACTTGTCGTCTGGTGTGTCTAGTGCTTTCACAGTGATGTGCGCGCCGGTTTCTCGATCGTCAGCGTAATGCTTTGACGCGTACAGTCGGACGACCTGTGAGTCATCCATCCAGACGAAACCGTCCGATAGGGCGTCGCAGACGGCGCGGCACAACTTGTCAACATCGGGTGGCACCACAGGTTCTGGTCGTTTCTTCCGACTGACCGATGGTGGCCGTTCCAGGTAGAACGCCACATGAAGTTCCACTGGTCCTTCCAGTGGTGGCAGAAACGCCTCCCCCATGTATTCGCGGGCCACATCTGTGACCGCTGACCTCCACGCTGGGAGATACTTTGACGCCTCAATGAAACGACCACCCGATGCCCTGTTCCCTCCGACGTAGCGTTTGCTGCCCTGAGGTGCTGGGCGGCCCGCGACGAAGAAGGTGATCATTAGAACGGGGCGTCGTCGCTTCCAGGGATGTCAGCGATAGGCCAGACAGCGTTCACGGCCGCATGGCCCTGCTTAGAGTCGCGGCTGTTGCCTTTGTTGACGAGTGTGATGTCATCGGCGCGAACCTCCAGGCTCATACCCTTCGACCCGTCACGCTTATCGAAACGCTTCGTTTTCAGTCGTCCTTTGATTTCGATAAGGTCACCCTCATGGAAACCCTCAGGGCCGACGACGTTGAAATAGTCAGCGCCAGTTTTCTCCCACTCACCCTGGTCGTTCTTCTTGACCTGGTTGTGTGACACGTCGTACACGGTGCCCCAGTCGAACTGTTTGACACCGTTCACATATCCTTTGAACTCCACCTGAATCATGGATGGTCCCTTCTATTAGTTGGACTCATCATATCCAGAACGTCTGACATCCGCTAGGACGTGTGAGGGTGCACAACAGTCCTGGTTGCCGCACAGCCTGAGGCCGGGAAGTATGCGTTGGCCTTCGTCATCGACGGGCGTGACCTGATCGGGGGCGAAGTTGCCATGCCAAGGTAGACACTTGCCGTGAGACGTGTGTACCGTCTGGACCTCACGGGCGCGACATGATGAACACAGTTTCGTGTTCTTGCGGATGCTGTTCACGGTCCACTCATACCCGCAACGGTCGCATGTGATGACGGGCATCATATTAGGGTATTCGAAAATGTGTTCTAACACATAAAGACCCCACCGAAGCGAGGTCTTTATGTTGTGAGGCCGCTAGTTGATCTCGTAGGACTCAATCACGCCCTGGGCTACCAGGTAGTCCCAGAAAGACTTGACAGTCTCAGGCTTGGGGCCGACGATCTCATAGATGCGGGTTGTGGTCTTGTTCTGCACTTCGGTGATGGTCATTTGCCACCCTTTCTCTCGGTGTCTATGACCATACACTACTCGGACGGCTGAGACAACATTGCAGCGTTCAGTATGTCGAGCCCCACCTGAGGCGACACCACGTTCCTCAACACCTGACGCTTATTTGGCAGCCGATACTTCGATAGGTCATACCCATGCAAAGCCTCCAAGTCTGGAATCTGTGCCCCCCGTATCTTGTCGACGATATGAACCGAGGTGGGCAGATCGAAGTTGGACCAGTAAAGGTGTCGGCCGATTCTAGTCGCGGGCATCAGTGGCTCATAGTAGGGCACCACGTTCTCAACCACCCAAAGCGCTTTGGAGTGATATTGCAGGAATACGATTTCCTCATAAAGGCTCATGTCGGGAAACTTGGGTTCGACACCACGGTATCGGACGCCGATGTTGAACCGGAATGACGAGTGTGTCTGACATGGTGGGGACGACCAGATAAAGTCAAACTGATCGTGATGCTTTAGTAGGTAGTCGTGAGCGTCGCCGACTATTAGTTCATCGTCTGGGAACAAGTCAGCGTGGATAGCAGCGATGGCTGGGTCGTACTCCACAGCCGTAATCTGATGACCCCCCCCCACAGTTTTCTATTGCCACCGATGCCGGCGTAGAGGTTCAAGATTTTCATTTGCAACCGAACTCCCCAGGCTTGCACTCCCAGTGCTCACCCATGTCATGCATGTCCTTCACCCATTCGCGAGGACCACCAACATAAGGGGACCGTGCGATGCCCTTCTGCACACCAGGCAGATCGACGCGCTCAGGGAAAGGCTCATCATCCCAGCCCTCACGGTTCAACCATGTCGCCGGATACGGGATGAACTGCTTCGGTGGCAGATTAGGGTCAACCACCATCCGTGCAACACCATCCAGGATTGGTGCAACACCACCCAGCCTGTTAGCGGCCCTGAAGAAAGCCTTACGTGCTTCACCCTTCTGCAAATGCTTCGGATACACCTGCCAGAACTGATCGAAGGCCTCTTTCACATCCTGTTGTAAATATAGTTCTTCTGGTTCTAGTTCAGTGGTTCTAGTTAGGTCATCACCCGTGACGACCCCCCTCTGCACCGGTGACGACCCCCCCTCGTCACCCATGACGACCCCCCTGGTCGCTGGTGACGACCCTGCCTGGTTGATGTGCACCGTGTAGACAAGTGAACTGTTCATGCGCTGAGACTTAGACACAGCACCGTGGTCAATGAGTTCCTGTGTGGCGCGATCTACAGAAGAAGTGGAGCATGCCATCCGTTTCGCCAGAGTCTCACGTGACGGGAACGCCTTGTGTGTGTGGTTGTCCGCGTACCGCAACAGCAGCACATACAGTCTAAGCGCCCTATCCGAGATTGGTAGGTTCAGAACCCATTCGTCGACTATCGCAAACTTACGATCGACGATGACACTATCCATCATTGTTCTCTCTCTCTAATCAGTGCTTCAGCAGCATCACATATTTCATCACCAAGGTCGTATGGAATCATGGCCTTCACCTCAGGGCTCATCATGCCCTGTGTGCCAGTTCTGGAACCGCGAGGCGCTGACACGTGACAAGGGTCGCCGTTCTTGCAAGCATGCCGTGGAGTCCATCCCGGCACCCCCCCCCAGAGGTCAGTCGGTTTCATCCTGAAGTCTCCGTAGGTGCAGTAGGTCACCGTCTGCCGTGCCAGATGTGCGACCACGGGCAACTTGCGAAGCATCCCCCTAGGGTTCTCCATCAGCCATCCCAGTGACGGCTTCAAATCGTCGATTAGCGACACCGTGCTTGCTACCAGTTCCTGAGCGTATCTGGCAGCGTCAGTTTTGGGTTTCCCCGGCTCATACCAGTGCCGTCCGATCGACGCCACAGAGAATGCAGTGCAAGGTGGTGACGCCCAAACGAAATCAGGACGCCCATATCTTGCAATGAGATCATAGGCGTTCAGAGACGCCACATCGACGTGCTCATCTGCCTGGAACTGTTCATCCAGTTCAAAGCGGATAACCCTGTGACCGCGATCAGAGAACGCTTGCGTCGAGGAACCAGTGCCAGCGAAGAAATCAAAGACCAACACTGAGGGACCTCATAGCAATCTCCATCTGTCGTTCCGTGAAATCAAACCGCGGCCGCGCCTGAGCCTCCACACGGGCCACCATCGTCGGCGGTTCAGGATGCGCTTGCCGATACCAGTCCCAGTAATCCTCACCACGCTTCGCGATGCGAGCGTTCTCCCACTGAGCCACCGGATGCCAAAACGCCTCCAAATGCAGTGTTGCTAGGTCGATACCTAACTCGTCAGCCCAATCCACCATCATGCTTCTCTCTCTAGAAGGGCACAGCGTCCCTTGTCGTTTCAGTTCTCCCACCATCGGGAGTTAGACGATACCACCGACCAGAGGGAAAGTCGAAAACAGGGTTGAACGTGTCCTGCCATGACCTCAGTTTGTGACCCCAGTCACGCGCCTGTTGTGCGACGTCAGCATCCGATTCCATGAGCCCGTTGTATACGGCGCAAATAAGCATGACGTTTGTGACATCGTTCTCCCGCGACTTCGATCCACCAGCGCCGCGGTTCTTCCTGTGGTGTGGGACCAGGTCCACGTCACTCCCACAGTGCATGCAGTAGGGGTCCCTTGCATGCAGTTGTCTGAGCACCGCCGGTTTGATCGCCATGGGCTCATCCTAAGTCATCGACGAACAGGTGTGCATCGGCACAACGAAGCCGGACCAGGTTGCAAATAATGTGCGCTCACACACAACGAGGCCCATTCACGCGATCTAACCGAGTCAAAGTCCCCTAATGTGTGCAAGAACGCACATTTGTTCAGGATAAAGAACTAGCCGTAGTGATATTTTGGGAGCGTATAAAGTGTTGAAACGGTAGCCTAGAGTCTCATCTCAGCCTGGAGCAGTTTTGCCATCGTCGCCTGAGCCATAATCTCCGACTCAATGACCCGCAACTTCATCCTGACGCGTGACACCTGAGCCTTAGCCAGGTCGCGATCTAGTTTGGCATCAGCCGCATCAAGCGTCGCTTGCGCGTTTCTCTCAGCAACCGACCCTGACGCGCTAATAAACGATTGAGCCTGCCGCGTGTCCAGTCGATGCTCCGATTCAGCCAATACTGTTTCAGCCTCATATAGTGCCTCCACTCCCTTTCGGTTCGTCGCCGTTAGTTCCTGTAACGCTTCGATCACTGTTGACGGTTGCAATCAGCACCTCCACCCTTTCACTGAGCACCTGCTTCCAGAACAGGACGTCCTGTGCGTTGCCACGTTCAACTGCTTCCTGCAACGCCTGAGCCACTTCCCTCACCGACGCTAGGGGTACTCTCCATTCGTTGTGCACGTTGCTTCACCTTGTCTAGTGTGGCCGGGTCAACCCCTGCTCGTTTCGCTTCACTCCATAGTAGGCGTAAAGCATCGACATCGGTCAGTGCGTCAGACTCGGCAACCCAGTCACGGTCCCGATACCGTTCAGCCTTCATCATTTCTTCACGTGACGGCCGTTTAGTTCCAGAGAACTCACCACCGAGGTCAGCGAGTGCGCGGCCGATCGCCGACGTAGCACACGTCTCCACACCGAACTTCGCCATCGGACCAGTCACCAACGATTCCTCTGCATAGTCTGTGGTCACCGGGTACTCGTCGTCACGGTCAGTCCACACCGACGCCTTCACAATCACCTGGTTGTTCTCAAAGTGCACTATTTCTGTGTGGATGCGACCCTGAGGCCACCGCGACCAAAACAGGTCGATGCGTTCCGCAACAGTCGAATACTGACTGAGGTCAAATCTAGCCATTAGTTCTTTCCCTTCTTCGTTACCAGCCAGGGCACTCCAGCGCCCCGTGCCTGCCTTGACGCTACACGCTCACCACCGACAAGTCCATGTTTCGCTGATCCCATAGCGTCCAACACTTGAGCCTTCACCTTCAGCAGCGTCGTCTCAGCGTCGTCGTAGGCCGTCTGAGCCTGGAGCAGTTCAGAACCGAGTGCACCCAGGTCCACTTCCTCACCGTCGATGTGAGGGTTCAGTTGCCTCTGAGCCTCATACGTCGACTTCGACCCGTCCCACTCAGGCCGAACATGCTGTTCCAGGTGCTCCCAGAAGCGTTGCGCGTGCGACCTCTGAGTGTCAGCCTCAAAGTCATCCCACAGAACGTCATGCACCTCCCAGTTCCATCCGGCGACGGCGACAATCACGCCGCGTCGGACACCGAGGACATCCATGTAGTGCAGCACCTGTGACCGGTAAGCCGGTGGGACCTCGTCCCAGAACGACCTGGACGTTTTGACCTCCACTACCATCCACTCACCAGTGTCACGGTGTTGAGCGAGCGCGTCAGGGTTCGCATGCATGAACGGGTGTGCAGCGTGCGACCATGTCCCAGTCCGATACACCTTCCACTCAGGGTTCTCGTCAGCCCACAGTTGCAGGATAGGTTCCTCAAAAACCTGCCCGAACTTCACCGACCAGTTATCCACCGGCGGGTTAGGTATCTGCCCTGTACGTTTCGCCCAGAGGCTGAACGCTGACTCCCACGGGTTGAGCCCCATGATGGTGCCAATCTCCGATCCGCCTATGCCGGTGGACCTCATGGCGTGCCATTCGTCTGAGCCGTGGTCGGCGTAGCCCAACCATACGGCGTCCTGGAAAGTGTCACTGATTGTCTGGAACTGTGTGTTATATCTCATAGACTCATCCTATGAGCAAGCACCGACACCGACCAATAGGCCGCCTAGCCGATGCCAGGGCCGCCGTCGATAGTGTCCCATGCGAGTCAGTGCCACACATCTTCTTCCCTGAGGACATCCAGGCTGGTAGCCAACGGAAGCAGGCCATCCAGATGGCGAAGCGGTTATGCTCCGAGTGTCCCATCCAGATGGCCTGTTTCGAATATGCGTTGGCCGCTAAGGAACGGCACGGCATATGGGGTGGCACGCTACCAAGTGACCGGTAGCACACCCTCCAACTCCCATTTCGTCTTATAGGTCAGGTCCTCCATTATGCCTTCCCAGGTGTCACCGACGAGATCGAACCCCACGTCATTTCCGGCGTAGACGGTGACCTTCCATTTGTCGGCCGCATGGGAGTCATAGAAGAACTCCATGGATATGTTGCTCATCCGTCCTCACTCTCCAGGTCGTCCTGGAACTGCCACGTCAGGTGATCGCATAGGTCACGGGCTTGCAGCCTAGACAGAACGAGGAACCCGTTGTCGTCGACCGTCCAAGGCTCACTCAACATCACCTTCATTTCCCTGCCATCAAACTCAGTCACACCACTCATCTGTCTACCTTTCCAGTCAGTTTGTACGTTGCGAGGCTGATGAGTACCAGCCCGACGAGTGTCGCCCCGTTAATGACCACGAAAGGGTTCACCATGCCGGGGAGTAGAACGAACAGGCCGCCGACGACCAGGACTATCCACCAGGTCATAGTGTCACCACCAGGATGGATGTGACCAGGGCCACGTTGACGACCAGGGACGTGAACAGGGCGATGATAATCATGCGCGACTCAGTCCAGGTCATAGTCCAGAAGGCGCGACGTTTCCGGTCACGGAGGATACGGTCGGCATCCTTACGGTTCGGGCGTTCGCGCCCCATGACCGTGTCGATGTGACCCTCCCACTGCTCCAGCACGTGATTGAAGAACTGTGAGTCACCGACCACAGCCTGCAGCAGATACAACGGGATGGGTTGGTTCTCATGCGACTTCCACCACCTGATGATGTCGTCAACACGTTCCTGATCAGAGATTTCTTGCTGTTTGTAGTAGCCCACGGTGGACTCCCTTCTCATTTGGTTACCCCAACAGTAGCGTGTAGTGTAAGCACTAGACAGCATTAGATAATCACATTTTGATAACAAAGGATGTAAGATGGTAGACATGGGAACTTTTGATTTTCACTCATACGACGCTATGAGCATTGAGCAACTAGCCGACATCCGCGATCAGGGACTGAGACGTGTCGACACGGTCACCAACGTGATGCGCGAACAGGTGAAGCAGGCACACGCCGACGGCACACCCATCCTGAAACTTGCGAAGCGTGCAGGCGTAACCCGCCCGACAATCTATTCCTGGTTAGGGGAATAGAGAAGGGCCGCCCCGCGATGGTGGAAGCAGGACGGCCCTAGAACGGGAACCGAGAGAAGGGAACCGTTCAGATACAGACTACCATCACTGACATGAATCGCACTGCAACATGTCCATCGGGTCGACCGGCACGGCAAACCCGTCCACAACCTCACGGTCGCTCACGATAAGTCAGCCTTATCATATGTGAGAACCGAGGTGAGCAGGGACATCACACCGGCAAGCGCCGACACTGACAACACCTGCACCCAGTCGACATCCAGCAAGCCTGCAGCGGTCACGCCGATCGTAGCCAAGGCCACCTGTGCCACGGTTTTCAGGGCACGCTCACCAGCGAACCCCCAATACTTATTCCACTTATCCATCTGTGTCACCTTTCTTTGCTATGTCCTCCCACGCGGCCCCAAAAATGTAGGACGTGAGGATGAGTGTGATGAGTGCCACACCACCAGTGATGAGGTCACCTGCACCTAGTCTGTCAGCCCACACGGCAGCGACCGCCGACACAATCATGGTGACGCCTAGGGCGAACGATGCGAAAATGTACCGACGGCGTATCCTCCAGTTAGGGTTAGCCCTCATGTGAGTATCGCCACCAACGGGGAGATGACGGCCGCTAGGAAACCGAACACACCAATCGCCTGCCACATGCGTTGCTCCAAGCGTCGGATGCGAACCTCATGATCGTCGATTTTCTGCTCACTGTCGGGGAGCGCGTTCGCAATCTTCTCCAACAGGCGGCCCTGCCGTTGAACCTCCAGGTAGATATCCCTCATCGACACCTTCACGGTCGCTGTTTCCAAGTGCTCGTCGCTCACAGTGACCCCTCATTCAGTTTCCGCTGAATCGTCGACCAAGTCCCACGGCCCCACACACCATCCACAGTCACACCGATACGCGCCTGGACCGCCCTACGCGTCACCACATCTAACACGCCGGTGCGAGGTGTCCCCACCCAGGACTGGATGGCACGGTAAGTCATAGCGCCAGCGACACCATCCACGCGGCCGTCATAGAAGTCCTCACGTTGGAGCCACGTCTGCCACTGCTTCCACGTGGCACGGTCCTCACGCCCAGACACCTTCAGCACGGGCACGCTCGCGTTGCCGTTAAGGTAGGGGGTCGGATCAACGTCAGTCCCCCACGTTTTGCGTTTACGAACTTCGAAGTGAAGGTGGTTTCCGGTGGACGCCCCAGTGGTCCCTGACGTGTAGATAGGGTCACCAGTGTTCACCCTCTGCCCGACACGTAGTTTCGTCGCCTGAGCGCCGTGATAGTAGGCCGTGTGGACCTCACCGTGGTCGATGATGACCGTGTGCCCGCCACCCTTAGGTGAGTAGCCGATGTGGACTACGACACCAGGCGCGGCCACAGAGACCTGAAACACGCCTCCAACGTCGACGCCTCTGTGTTTTGCCTGACGGCCAGTGATTGGATGACGACGCATCCCATACTTACCATTCGGGTTGATGCTGAAGCCGTGAGGCCATGGCTGGGTGAGGCGCATCGTTACACCTGCACGAAGTCACAGAAATGATTCTGACACTCAACACCACAAACACCTGAGCACTCATGACGTTGCTCACAGTACGCGCACGTCCGATCAGACATCCTCTACCTCCACCCAGGCTACGGTTTCCTCATCCCAAACATATTGGGCTCCATCAGTAGGGTAAGGCACCGGCGCTTCCCACAAACAAGTGTCCTCATTCAGAACCCATGACTCAAAAAACTTCGGTGGGATAAACGCATCGCGTTCCTCATCGTAGGTGTAGCCGATTCCGGCATAGTTCTTCCGTAGAGCCTTGGACTGATCTTCTGAGGGAACCCGGTTGCCTTCCTCATCAGTGCTGTAGTGAACACCGCCGAAAGTGTTGTAAGAAGTCTGACGGTACACATCACCTGTGCGCTCAAACAGTTCTTCCTCTAGGCCATCATCTTCCTGCCTGCCGACAGTAACGAATGTGACGATGTTGTTGGCATCGAGTTTTGCAAAGTGGCTCATAGTATTGTCACCGTTTCCGCAGTGGTAGAAGTGGCTGTAACACTATAAGCAAAATTATCGCCCACCGCTGTCGCGCTAAAAGTTACGCCCGAACTAAAACGCACTAATGCGCTTTTTGGCAAAGTAAAAATAACTACACCCGAGCCACCGGCGGCACCAATTCCAGCAGCGCCGTCTTTACCGCCACCGCCACCACCGCCAGTGTTCGCTGTTCCAGCGACAGCAGCCGCAGAACCTTGGCCTGTACCACCGCCACCGTCACCAGCGACACCGCCAGCCGTACCGCCACCGCGAGTATCTAATCCTCCGCCACCGCCTCCTGCGCGCGTGACAGAAGAACCAGTTATGGAAGAGGCAACACCGTCACCGCCAGCACCGGCAACATTATTTCCTGGTGCCTGGTCTGTGTTGCCAGCCTCAGCCGCACCACCACCACCACCAGAACCGTTACCACCGACGCTACCAGTATTGCTATTTACTCCACCGCCAAACCCCTGTGCGGTTGTTCCCGTACCACCAGCCTGACCAGCCCCACCGTTTGCCCCAGCACCACCACCAGAGCCACCGGTCAAACCTGTTTGGGTTCCCGAACCGCCACCAGCGCCACCACCACCAGTAGATGTGACAGTTAGAAAAGTAGAATTAGCGCCTGAAGTTCCACGGTTAGTTGCGCCACCAGCACCACCAGCACCTACTATGACGGAATAAGCAATACCCCGCGCAAGAGTAAAAGGATTTTCAGCAGCCGCACCACCGCCAGAGTTTTCACCCGAAACACTAGAGCGATAACCACCAGCACCGCCACCACCACCAAAGTTAGCGCCACCACCGCCGCCGCCGGCAATCACAACATAACGACACTCAAAAGGTCCAGCGCTAAGTTTGCCGGTCATACGCGTGTATTTAGCACCCGACACTATGCTAGAAGTTGATATAGAAGTAACAGCCATCAGTTACCCCCTTAAACCGTTACTTCAGCACCGAACGCATTGAAAGACAAGCGTGAAGCCGTACCAGCAGCGTTCACCGACAACACATCAGTAGCATCCATAGTCAAACCCAATGTGAGAGTGGTCGAATCATTCGCAGCAATAGGCACATCGTAAGCCAAATAGTGTTGATCCGA